CAGGGTATAAGCCTTCGTAACTTTTCAGCCATTCGTTGTTTGCCCATCTATATTGGACACTGGTTGTAAGGTTGCTTACATATTGTACATTACTTTCGTTGCTGGCGTCAAATGCAATATTCCAACGTACACCATCATACTGAACAATATCATTTGTATTTGCAACTAATGTTGACCCATCAGTGCCACGCCATGCTTCGGCAAATCCTGGATCTTCTACGCTATCACTTCCGGTATCATTTATAAACAAATACCTTTGTCCATCAGATGCCGCAGGCAATCCATTTACGGTACCTGGACCTTTTGCTTGCGGATCAACGATAGCATTAACTGGCGACAAGGTGTTTGCAGGAATAGTATCAGTATCAACAGTAAACAATAGAAATCTATCGTCAGTAGGATCATATGATACTGTGCCAACAATAATACTGTCATCATAAGGATTATCTAATCTTACTTGGCTTATACCATTACGCAGAGAACCATACAAGTCTATGACTGCATGCCAAAGCAAATTACTAGGAGGAGCACTTGGTACCTGTACTCCACTGTTATTTGTAACAACTGCTTGTGGTTCAAGCACTTGTAGTTTATTTCCAATCAACAGTGTTTGATAATTGAATGGTGTAAACTTTTGTCTTGTACCCATAAGCAAATCACTATCATATATTGCTTCATTGAGATCACCAGTACCATCATATACACTTGCTATAATTTTTTCAACTACACCAAGTTTTTTGACTTTTGCTGGTGGAGATATGTATATTGGCATAACAAATCTCAGTGTTGCTATGTCGATTGGGTCGTCGGTGCCCTGTGGAATTGAACGACTACTCCAAGTTACCTGTTCCAAGTACATAACACTTAAACTGGTCCAGTCTATAAAGTTTTCTGTGCTTTGTATTTCTAAACTTGGATTGAACAATGTTAATAGTTGTTCAAGTAATTGTAATTTTTGATTGGTATTTGATGTCCATATATCAAGGTTGACTTCAAGATCAAAAGGCACAGGCATTAGTTTTTCTATAGTAAAAGCATTGCCTTGTGTGGTTTCATATTCTTGAGATTGTGTATCCCAGTATCTTTGTCTAACATTTTGTTTTTGTACAAAGGTAGGATCTTGTATTCTGTCACGTGCATAGTTTAGATTAGTAACATGAAATGTCATCAATGGTGTGCTTGGCAAACTGTTTGCACTGTTCTGTTGAATAATTGTTTGTGCTTGACGTGTAGCATCACCATAACGTACAGGCACTCTATACAATGCCTTTTGTGTGTTGTCTTCGGTTCTTCCGTACTCAACTTGGAAGTTTGAAAATACTCTTGTGAACTGCAACAAGAACCTGCGAATTTGTTCATCATAAAAAAATTGTTGCATTAATTGTCAGCCTGAGGTTTAAGTATCTTGCTTAATGGTTGACGTTCAGGAATATTACCACGATCTTCAGTGGCAGTTTCGTTGGTATTGTTTACAAAACTACTACGCTGTGTTTGTGATTGGACGTTGCCATAGTTTGCAACTGCTTTTTCTTTATCACCTGGTGTCAAATTCGTTCTCACATCGTCTTCGTACTTAATCCATCGTGTACCACTATAGCGAAAAAGTCTATTTGGATAGTAGTCTAGTCTAAGTGCAAAGTCTCCTTCTTGTGCATTTTGTGGAAAACTTGTTCCTGGAGTAACCGGTAAGCCATTTGGTGCAATACCATCTCCAGTTAAGTATCCAAGTGTATACCCATTTGCTCTAGGTGATTGTGGTTGTCCGTCAACATCGACATTTGTGGTATCAACTGTGATGCCTGTGTTATCTACAGTATAACTATTTGGATCTGCAGGAGTTCCATCTTCGTTTGTGGGTACAATGTAGAACTTAACTGTATCGTAACCACTAAGTGGCACTTCGTATTCTGCTTGAGTCAGAATAGCATCATTAATCTCTCTATCTTTGACTACTGTTCCAAATGTTTCTTGTTCAGTAAGTGGTTCAAACTCTTGCCAGTGTTCAGTACTGGTAATTTCTACACCTGGATCTACGTCCTTGATTGCTTTGTAATAGGTATTGTTATGTAAAACAATACTTCCGCTGGGATAATAGTTTCCATTATCCCAGATGTTTTCGACTTCAAATGGTTTCTTGAGTATATCGTTGTATTCTTGAGCACTTACAAGAGGTGTTGCTTTTACACGCCATAGATGTGGCAACCAAGTTTGTGAAAATCCTTCACTTGCAAAGGCTGCGTCTTGTATTACATAGTACTTTGGTATAGCTCGAGCAATATTACTATCAAGAGGGTTGTAATCTTTAAGGTTTGGTAGTTCAAGAACGTCTCCACTCATGAGTTTACGACCAAGTGTTTCAATCATAAAGTTGTAATGAAAAGTAATAAACAGTGTGTCGTTATTTAAAAACAATCCAAATTGACTAAGATCAAAATCTATGTCCTGTGAGTTGTATACACCTCGCATTTGGTATATATCATCATCGTATTTTCTGTCTCTGTTTTCAAGTAAGAATAAATCTTCTATAAACAAAGGACTTTCACTGCTATATGCAGGTTGTGTTGCATCTTGAGTGCCGCCGCTTACACTGGAACTGTCATCTCCATGAGGTTGTGGTCCAAGATACTTGTGAACAAACATATCGACTCCGCCAACCTGATACATTTCCATAACAGTGCGGTCAATGAATTTATAATCGTTCTGACGATTTGGACGATAAAGACTTAATCTAGGCATACAGTAATCCTTCTTACTGTATTTATGGTTTTAGATAGCAACCTTAACTGGATCTTTACCAGTGATAGTAGTCATCTTTTTGCAAATGTTAGCAACTTCTTCAAGTGTTAACCAACCACGAACAGTATCGCCTGGTTCTGTAATGCCAGGAAGTTCTATTCCTTGACCATTTTTATCACTTACCATAATCTCAAACAAGCCTTGTGTGCCGCCGTAACTGGCTTCGTGTTGTACAATACTCAACTCATACTTTTTATAATCAAGCACAAGTTGTATGCCTTTATGATATTTGCTTGTATCAAACTGCAAACCTAGAAGAGTAGCATTCATTTCAATGCATCCTTAGTTGTGCCTCCGCCAATATAACCTTGGTTGTTTCTTTGTTCCAACCTATCAATCATTTTCATCATATTAGCAATCATTCTATCAGCGGTTGATTGTTGTTCAACTCCTGCTGGAATACACACTGCTTCGATATCAACATTTTTTAGTGCATCAACAGCAATCATACAGGTTTCTTTGTCTGCATAAGTCATTGGATTAGCCAACATCATTGTAACTAACATAAATTTCATTTTTCTGATCCTCCGTTAAGTTCTTTATTCATCTTACGTAAAAGATACATGGCATTTTGTCGCCAGTAGTCTTTGCCCCAAGTGCCATCCGCACAAAATTCTGCAGCTTGCCAGCAGTTGTCTATACGTCTTTCGTATAGTTGAAATATTGCATTATCCATATTTTGCCTCCGACATTTCATCTTTGTAACACTTGACTATTTCAGGAGTGTAAACCAACAACTCAACTGCATCGATGCCATCTTGTAGTCTTGCATTCTCTATCATTTTAAATAACTCTTTTTCTGCTTCACTAACTGCATCATGTTTGCCAGTTTCGTATGAAACTAATTTAATGTTTTCATTCACTGCGGCTTTAATTTGAACCTTGTATTTCATTATGCTACCTCTGCGGCTTTTTTATCATCTAACTCATAACCATCCTGCCATAAGATCCATGCATCATCATTGTTAGCAAAACCATATTCACTGGCAAAGTCCATTGAACTACTGTGCATTACTCTATCTGCTAGACCTCTGGTCTTGATTATATAATTAACCATTTCAGCAGTTTTTGCAAAACCAACACAATTAAGTTCCATGGCGTCATCATCTCTACCACCGTAAAACTTAATACCACCATCTTCAGCACTTATAAAATCTATCTTTGTCATCTAGCTCTCCTTGTTTCTAACTATACATATATAATAACACAATTTGAATATAAGTCAACCTTTTTATTCTAAAAGAATAAAATAATTGTGGTTGACACTAACTACATACATGTTATACTCTGTAAACAGTTAGAACTATAGGAGCATTTGATGGCAAAAGGCAAAAGTTTAATGAAGCCAGGCACTCGCAAGAAAAAGCCAGTTATAAGAAAACAACGTAGTAAAGCACAAGATCCAAGTTGGGCAAGTGCATTGGACATGAGCGGCGAAGCCTATCACAGGCATAAACGTTCTTCTGTAGATTGGTACTACCATGAACGTAAGCCAGTTGAACTTTTTCCAGACTTACTAGCATGGATGAAAGAAAACAACTATAGCAAAGAAGATATTGCCACAATGAAACGACATGGGCATAATGGTATGGTATATGCCAGCATATATTCAAGATGTCTAAGACAAGGCATGCCAGATATACACCCCGAGCACAATGCTTATTGGCAAACGTTGCCAGGTACAATTGGTGATGTACATCCTACCAGTGATTATATTAGGAAAAGTATTGCCAATGCCATAGAACGCACACCACCTGCACCAAAACTTGTTGTAGATAATACAAAACCAAAAGTCGAACGCAAGACAATCCAAGAAAACATGCGGGATAAAACCATGGATATCGAAGGAGCAGTCCATGAGCTTGTTGATGAGTTTGTAAACAATGAATACAAGGATCCAGACAAGTATAGCATCATGAAACTATTGAGAGAAGAAGGTTGTCCACCACAGACTATTGATATAATCTCTGATCCTCTCAAAGCACAACTCAGTGAAGTCAATGAACTTATGAATCCGCCTACCAAAAAAGAACTTGCAAAAATGTCAGAGCAAGAACAAGATATAGTGGCACAATTAGAAGAAGGTTATAGTCATCTGGGCAAGTTACAGATACGTAGTTTGCAAAAGTTCTTAGAACGAGCCGTTGCTGACTGTGCAAGTTATGTACAGGTTAAAAAAGCAGATAGAGCACCAAGAGCTACCAAACAAAAAACACCTGCACAGTTGGTACGTAAATTCAAGTATCTAAGACGTTTTGATGAACTAGAACTTACAAGTTTATCGCCAGAAAAATTAGTCCATGGTTCTGAAGCATGGCTATACAATACAAAAACACGAAAACTGATATATGTGGTTGCCGACGAAACAATTAAAACCTACAGTATCAAAAGCAACAGTATGATAGGTTTTGACCCAAACAAAAGTGTACAAAAAACACTACGTAAACCTGCAGAGCAACTAAAAGAACTTATGAAAGGTGGTAAACCCAACAATCGTAAACAGTTTGCCAGTATCAAAGCCACTGAAATCAAGTACAACGGCAGAGGCAACGAACACGTTGTAATACTCAAGGCCTGGTAATATGCATAAATACTATCATAGGATGGTATTATGGCTGAAGTACAACAAACTCTTGATCAAACACTAGAAACAAAAAAGCAAGAAGCATTTGACTATGTGAAGTTGCAGTTAGGCGAAGGCATAATTGACACTGAACTTGATGCTAGTCACTATGAAAGTATCTACCAACGAACTATTGGTACATACAGACAACGTGCTGAAAATGCTTTTGAAGAAAGTTACAACTTTCTTACACTCACTGAAGACACAAACATCTACACATTGCCACAAGAGATTCAATCAGTAAGACAGGTTTTTAGACGCACAATTGGATTCAGCAATGGCGGTGAAGGAACTGCCTTTGAACCATTTAGTGCGGCAGCCTTAAACACCTATCTACTCAATGGTAATCAGATGGGTGGACTTGCAACCTATGATTTCTATTCACAGTATGTTGAACTTACTGCAAAAATGTTTGGTGGATTTTTAAATTATAATTTTAACAATGCAACTAAACAACTTACACTGATGCGTGATATCAAAGCCACTGGCGAAGTTGTACTGCTTTGGTGTTATAATATGCGTCCAGAAGTTCAGTTACTAACAGACTTTTCAACACAACAATGGATCAAGGATTACATGGTAGGCAATGCAAAACTGATTATCGGCGAAGCAAGAGAAAAGTTTGCTACCATTGCAGGCACTCAAGGCGGTACTGCACTCAATGGTGCACAAATGAAAGCAGAAGGCACTGCTATCATGGATGCAAAGATTGAAGAACTTAAAAACTATGTAGATGGATCGCAACCACTTACTTGGGTAATTGGCTAATGCGAGCAGAAGAGTTTATTACTGAAGCAGAAGTTATTTCTGAACATGAAATGGTGT